TGGGAATATATCCCCTATCGGGGCCCAAACCGGTGGCTGTGGCTGGTACCAAAACATAAAGAGTTACCACTCCATAGGTAGAGGGGCGTCCTGTGCTTTTGTATCCTAAGATCTTGCCATGGCGAAGAATATTGCTATATTGATAAGAAGTATCTAAAAATGATTCATTAACATTATAATCCAGGTAAAAGGATAGCTGATCTCCCACATATGCTACCATATCCAACATCAATGCCCCAAAAGAGGCATCGCTAAAATCTTGAAAAGTATCTGGATAAAATCTTTCTGCGATTTCCATTAAATCATCTCGAATACTTTCATAATCTCGATGAGTATAATCAATCGGTATAATCTTTTTTTGTTCGTCTGGCATAAAAAACCCTCAATTTTTAAATAGTAAATTCTAATAAATCTTTAGCACCAATTTCTGGAATGGCATACGCTATCGAGACGCCTAAACGATTATTGTCTCGATCTGCGGTACCAAAAGAAATCTGTACGATGGATACAACTGGCAAATAAATCTTTACTTGTTCTTTTATCTTTTTATTTATTGCCCCTTCTGTCCCTTGACCATAATTTTCAAATAAATAACGCTTAATCCCCACACCAAACTCTGGTACCATGATTCTTTCTCCAGGATTGGTTAAGATTAACATTTTTAAATTTTGTTTAATTAACTTTCTTATATTTCTAATCATCATATAGCCGTCATCAGAATTTCTTTCTAACGGTAATGCTACGCCAAAAGAAGCCATTTTGTTTTTACCTCTCTATAATTAGGGTCAATCTTCCTTTTCACAAAGTTCTCCCTTAGAATTAAAGGGATTGTCCCTCAGCATTCGCCTCTGCCAACGGGGCAATAAATGCTGGCCTGTTGGAGGTTTTAAAGCCTCTCTAAGCCCATTTAACAGAATCTTCCCTGGAGTATCACTGTCATCTTCGATTCCTGCTTCAAAATCTCTAGAATTATAATGAACTTTAAATAATTTTTTAATGCGTCTTTTTGAATTTCTCAATAATACTTGATCCCACTCATCCCATGTCTTTACAAAAGGAGTAAACGTACTCTGTCGATCCTCCACGTTTGCCCATCCCTCTACGGCGGGTTCGGAAGTGGCAACTCCATCGTCTACCGTCACCATCATTCCAGGCTTTTGATCTATGTCGCCGGCGTCGTCGCCTCCAAAGGCTATTCCCTTCTCGACAGTAAGTTCTCCAATCGACGGCAAAAATCCTTCAGCGTTATAAATTGCCAGTAAAGCTGTCATTTTCTTTAGAGGAAAAACATACTGTCCTACCAACTTGTATGTGTCATCTTGTTTCAACATATTAATCAAACAAAGCAACAACTTGCTATCACCTACGAAGGGCGCTATTTCTCCAATAGATGTATCAAGCGCATCAACTTCTACTGTTGTTACGGGATAAGCAGTGCCATCCATTACTACTGAAAATTCCAAACCGTATCTTATTCCCAATTCTCCATCGAGTCCTACAACTTTTCCGCCAGCATCTGTCACCAGTTCTAAGGTGCCAGGATACACTTCAGATATCAATAAGTTATTATCATTAGATTTAATAGTTTCGAGAGCAGTATCGGGCGCTACTTTCACGCCATCAATACTTATATATTTTTCAATTAAAAATGGTTGTTCTGTGCTTGCTGTCGCTCCAGTTCCGTAATCTTGCACATCCCCGATTGGCACAACTACCTGATCTGCCACAGGACGCAGGCTGGCGTGATCATCCTCTACATGAAACTCGCCAGCCATATAAATGGTGTCACCATTTTCATCCACATAAACATGATAATAGCCTGTATACATTTCTCCAGTATCTGCGTCTGTAAATTCGGTACCATTAGTATATAATTCTTCCCCTTCGGTTGGCAACGCAACTACTTCCTCTTTAATGTCTTGACCTAAAGTCAAACTACTTCCTTGAGTGAGATTCTCAAAAAGATAATAATCTAAATCAAATACGTCAGGAGCCATTCCTACGCCTTCTAAATTATCAATAAATTTCTCACCCATATAATTTAACTGTTCGTTAACCAACTCTTTAAGCACTAATTTTGCAGCTTCTTCAGTCTCTTGTACCGCTTGGAGGTTCATATTGGAACGATAATTTTTTAAAGTTTTAAAAATGCTTACTTCGTCAAGCTGTTTTGCTTCCTTTAAATCGCTTCGATAAGGATAAGGATAGGCATCTTGCAGATCGTTGATTTTGAGCATAGCTGCCAATACATTTTCAGGTGGATTCATAATATTTCCATCCATCACTCTTCGGGAATACATTTGAACCGATTGCTCTAAAAATGCATACCAAAACTCACTATCTTTAAAGGGCCCTTGAAAGAGTTTCTTTCGAGTGTTTTTAAATTGTGATTCCATATCCTCTACGATATATTGCGCGAAGAGGGAACTAAAGACTTCTGTGAATTTAGGATAAAATTTAGTAAAAGTTGCCATTCCTTTGATAAAGTGGACGCTTACAAAGATTCGAATAGCTGCCGTAATAAGCCCCTGAATTGCCGCTACAGATGGTCTTTCTAGTATTCTATTATAGGGGACTTCCACCACACAATCAGGATCCGATTTTAATCTTTCGTCTACAGGCAATGTAGGATACGCATCATCTATAATACTTTGAATTTCTTCAAAATCTACCAAATCAGTCCGTTGAGGCTTGCATGGACTTAACTCAGGAAACATTACATCTACAAAGCCTAGCCAGCCTTCATTTTTCAAAGGCTTAATATAAATCGGAGGATTCATGTAATTCCCTCCGTATTGTGCGGGATCTAAGTAGAAAACTCTATTTTCATCGTCACGTTGGCCGCTATCAACTTCATACTGCATTCGACTAACGCCCAAAATCATATCATCATTAGACAAGGTGTCCCCATCATCATTTGTGGCATCGAAGTAATCCTCACCATCGTCGGTTACATATTCGGTGTCTTCTTTGGTTAGATTGTCGAATACGGCGCCGTAATCAAACGATCCAGTGTTTGCCGCGATATCGCTAGCCAAGGTAGAAAATAACGTAGACATAAATTCGTCATGAAATGTTTTAACATTTCCGTTTGATACACTAGCTCCATTATTGTTTAATATTTCAGTTAAAAGCACAATCTGAGGCATATATGTCGATTGCGAGTCAAAAGTTCCTAGAAAGTCTGGATAAGGATCAAAATCAATTCCATCGAGAGTATTGTCTACCGATAAAAACTCAAATTTTCTATCATAAATAATTCCCGCTTCTTTTGCTGTGCGCTTGAAGTCTGCCTTTTCCGCCTTTGTCATAAAAGGGATTGTAGAAAAATCCAAATTGGCTGCAGCATTATATAATGTAGTAAGAAGAACTCGGGCATTATCGCTAGGAGTTTGAATTTCCTCTCCATCTATCTCTATAATTTCAGAACGATTCATTGCATTGCCGTCTGAATCTTCTATCAAATCGGAAAGGAAAAAATCTAATTCAAAACCGAATGAAAAATCTTGATCCGTGTCTCCCTTTGCTAAATCTCTATACGACAGGGAGACATCTGGAGTCTTTTTGCGCGCATTACGTGTCATCTTAACCGACTCTGATTCGTATTCTACAGTAGTGGTGTAGTTGTAACCAAAATCAGGCAAAGATAATAAATCTATATTTTTACCAAATCGATCAATATTTAACATCTCAAAAGACTGATAAAAATAATCGTCTGATTCCACTTCATTGTTAGAAACAAAGGTAGTGTCCAAGTCCTCTAACTCGCCTTTTAAATGTCCAGCGACTTCTGTTGGAAAAGCACCTCGTTGTCTGTTGATGGCTGCGACTTCGCTGGATCCATCTTCTTGGGCTTGATCGTCGTTTATATAAAAATCAACCCAACGGCGTCTATTAAACACTCTTCGATAGTGCGCAGTCAAAGGCATTCCCATAGTATCTGCAAGAATCATGTTTATAAATCCCCATTGATTTCTAAAGGGGCCGTTGCCCAACATATCATAAGAAAACGCTAGCTTTACCTGTTCCAAATCTCCTCCCAAAGCAGCCGATACCGTAGCCTTTTGTTCATCAGTTTCAAAAGGAAGAAGTCCGTTATCGCAGCCAGGATCAGATACTAGAGGCGGCATGTTATTGGCAATATAGTTGGGAATGCCGCCTTGCAAAATATCAGCCAAATCTTCCAAATCGTCTAACATCTTAGGCTTCATAGCCTCACACTGGGCTGCAGTTGCTCTCCCCGCTAGAAGACTACATCTTAAATTATGAAAATCTTCCAATTGTTGAGGTGTAGCACACAAGCTAGGATTGGCAGGTAATAGAGGGCCAACTGGATTATTTACCATATCTTGCATTTGAGCTTTAAAGCTAGCCGGCATTAAATTGCCAGCATTTTGAAAAAAATTGCCCATCGATTCTTTATTGGGGAATGCCGATTGCATATCGGGGTACTCATAATCAATAATAGTTTTAGCAATATCTAAAAATTCATTAGAAGGATCCCCCAAGAAGGCATTCATCATTTCAGTTCTAGAAACAGCAGAAGCAAGATCTTCTGAAAGTGCCAAGACTTGCTCTCTGTCTGCTAAAGCTGCTCCACCAGAGCCCAAAGAATTGAACATATCTACAATTGTATTGTCTATTTGCTCATCAGGCGTGTCATCGCCACAAATTGATTCCCGAATAATATCCTTAAAAGAGGTTCTTTGAGTGCCACCTGCCAATGCTGCAACTGCAGATCCGGCTGCTCCTAACATACTACACAGGGCATTGCCTATTATTTCACAAATTTTTACAAGCAACTTCATCATGATCTTCAAGATTAATTCTTGTAATGCTGTTCTAATTGCCAGCCAAATGAACGCTTTAATATCTGTCCATTGAGGGATCCACCCAAAAGGATTATTTAAACGAGGAAATGTAATATCCTGAATACTGCGGCACCACGGCAATTCAATATCCTGAATAAAATCCATGACACTCGGGTTAAAGAGTGGTGGACGTGGACAATCCAACAAAGCGATGATACTACTTACAATTGGGGCGCCGGGGAATTTATTAAGTTCGTCCAAAAGTTCTAACAGATTGTCTTGATATATTTCCAAGAGAGCCTTAATATACGCCTCCATAACCACATTAGAACTAAGAGCATTTTGATTAGCTTCTGAACCTATATCCATTTGTTGAACCAATGTTCTTCGTGCTAATTGAGAAGATTGTTGCATCTCTGCAGCAGACATCTCGGTGGGGTTTTTTCGCTCCTCTTTGCGGGCTTCTCTTTTTTCTTGTCTTGTTTCTTTCCTTGTTTTTTCTTCAGCGGCGGTTTCCCATGGTTTTTCCCATTCTAATTTGCCGGCTATGGTGTCTGACATTTGCTGATTAGTTGAGCCTTCTTTGAAAACATCTCCCTCTTCTAGCTTCTTTTGAACAAGCGCGTCCAACTCTGCTTGCTTGTCTGGAGGCAGCCCAACAAATAAATCGCCAAAATTCTCCAATCCCATAGCAGTAAGGGCACTCTTTATCATGCCACCAAGCGCCTCTTCCAAAGATAAGCCTGATAATAAACAACCAATTGCATCTATAAGCAAATCAAAAAGTCCACAAATTTTAATCTTATCGAAGCCTTCTTTCCATACTACATTTAAAATATCCAACCCATTGCCATATCCGGCGGCCTGTCCAAGGATTCTCGCACATAAATTAACGAAAACAGCCTCTTCTTGTTGAAGCTGTTTAAATGCTTGCTCAGTCGCCATCGTTTTAAGGCTTTTCATGCTTCTCGCGTTGGGATCATAAATGAGATTCATCTGAAGATCATCTGTAATAACTTCTCCCAAAGAAGCACGACATAGGCTATCACGGAACTGATATGCTATAGCGTCACCGATACTAAAAACATCATCTAAGATATCTTGGCCAAGTTCTTTTGCTTCGTTTCTTAAAGCGTCTGATATACAACTCATTGCTGTGTTTGCGGGATCTGTATCTCCATACACAGAATTTGTAGTATCATATACGAGGGGATATGTGTGTTCTTTAATAAATTCAAGCCATGGCTTGGGCGTGCGCGCAGTAAAATCGGTTTCCATTTTTTCTACACGAGCAAAATAAGCCATAGCGGTTGGATCTTTCCAAGCGGACATTGCCAATAGAGGTTTTAATTTCTTATTAAACATAATCGGCTTTTCGCCGCAGCCTTCTGTCCAAATTTTTAATCTTTTGAGTACAAATTCTTTACTAAATTTAAACTCCATCTTAACAACACGATCATTAAAGGCACCACCAAATCCCCCCACACCGGGCAAATTGTAGCCCTTTTGTATTAAGAATTTGTCTAATTGAGTTAATGTCTTTCCCATCAAAGAAGTGGGAAAGAAGCCTGCATCCCCATACATTTCCAAGGGAAATACAGCGTTACTTTCGTCATAAAAAAGATTTCCACCTTCCAATCCTCGATACATCTTCAAATAACGATTATATAAATTAAGGCCTTTGCGAATTCTGATAAGGCGCCCTTTTAGGGTAAAAGCATCATAAGTAACAATTGTTTCTGTGCCCTCATCCTCTTCTTCGTCATCTTCTGATTCTTCTTCGGCATCCTCTAAATTCTGTAAATCATCATAAGGAACTGAATATAAAAGCTTTAATCTTGAGAAAGGACGAGGATCCAAATCATATGCAGTATATTCGATAACTGCCTTAACGGCATCAACAGATTCTTCTGAATCATCTTTATCATATATATTCAAGAGAGAAGCAATCGCGTCCTCAACATAAAAATCAAACCGCGTTTCCATAGCCTCATCAGATTTTTCATCTGTTAAGTTAGGATCATCTAGCATTTGTGGCGGAATAGTTGTTTTAAACTTAGTTACCACTGTAACCTGATATTTACATGTCTTTTCGTTTAAAAACGGCTCTTCTATCGTCTTGGTTTTCCAATCATCCACTAATGCATTCGGATTAGGAGAACATGCGAGATCGGGACATAGTGCATCCTCGACATCGATTACCTCTTCACAAACGTCTATTAAGCCGTCGCGATTTTTATCTTGATGATACAAAAATGATGATTTCGTTGTTTCGTCTGCCATAATGTTTCCTTATGTTGTGAACACGTTTTTACTTTCAATGAAACGATATCCTTGGCGCATCAAATGATTCGCCTCCCACATCATTTTATTATTACGAATTTGTTGCATAGGGCTTAGTCCTCGATTAACTGTCATAATTGTATTAAGCCCAATAACGCCTCCTAAAGAAGCGCCGGCGGCTGGTGCGCCGGGCCCTGCGGTGGCTGCAACAGCAGGAGGGAGAGCCGCATTAATCCTTATCTGAGCATTAATAAAGCCATCTAAAACTGCCCATAACTCATCAATAATCTCACTTAAATCTCTGAAACATTCTACTGTGTTTTCTCCCAAAGCTATTCCCTGCAAAGTATTATATGTCTCTGGCGAATTAAATAGTCCTCCTTTGACTTCTCGGGCCTCTGCATTGTTGCCGGCAATCAATTCAATTTTAGGCGCTGGCAACAGCTTTCCGCCTAGGGAGTTTGGTTCTCCCTTAGATCCAAAGCCTTTAGCTCCATCTCCAGCGCCGGTTACTATCTTCACCCCTTCTCTTCCAACGATTCTAACTCCATCTGCCTTGATACCAACACCCGAACGTTTTTCCATAACTCCGGAGGCGCCACCAACAATCGCAAAATTAGTATCGATATCAGTTAATTCACTAATATATATTCTAGCCGCATCAGCGAAAAAATTAGAACCCACAGTGGAGCCTTCTTTGGCGCCCTTTCCGCCTCTGGCACCTGCCATTCTGCCAACTACCATATCAATACTTCCATAAGGTGCCTTTGCTCCTGTCCCCGAAGCTTTGGTATTGGGGCGATCCGATCCAAAAACAATTTGTGCGCGGGCGCTCATATCAGGAAGAACTTTTTCATTAGCTGCAACCTTGTAAGAAATCGCCGGTGCGGGCCCTACAGTATGAAACAAGCCTGAATCTGGAGGTATCACATTGGGGTTAACTGCGCCCTCAGATACCAGTTTAGAACTCCAAGGACTTATTGCTGCTTCTGCTGTCAACCCTTTTGCGGAACGTGCTGCCTCATCGGGCCATAAAGGTATTTTTTTTGTCATATCGTTTTCCTATATAGTTTTTAAAACTAATTAGCCACTCTCGGCGGATTGAGGATCAGTGTCTTCAGGATCGCCGCCACCCTCGCCGGCGCATACCATCGGAGCGTGACACTCCTCGGCAGGTACTGCGCTTGGATCCGCCAATAAAGGAGGAACTCCATATTCAGCTGTCGCAACAAGCACATCCGGCTCGATGTAACTCAAATTATCATTAAAAGCACGATTCCAACTTCGTGAATCTTTTGCCGATCTATTTGGATTTGCTCCAGTACCAGATGCAGGGTTGCGCCAAAACCAATTTCGACACTTCTCTTTCAAAGCATCAAGTGGGCCGGCAGTTCCTTTGGCTGGCCGGCTACCAATATGTTGAAAATGAACGGGATCTTTTCTCCAACTCGCATATATTCGATTATTAGAGCCTGGATATTTTGGATCATATTGAGTAGTCCGATATCCATACCATAAAATATTATGTCTTAATGCAATATCGGCTATTTCTTTCCATCTCGTGGATGATGATGCTGAAGTGATCTTCCTGCCGTTCTTTGTAGCATTCATATCAATTGCAAAACCATATTGATGATCTGAATTACACGGGCGATCTGCAGCTTTTGAAGGCAAAAGCTTTGTATATAACAGCCATTGATGCTTGGCGCTACGGCGGGCGGAAGTTATCTGAGGAGCAATACCAACGGCGCGCAGAGACGCAAAAAATGCTTCAAAATCGGCGCGAACAGAACTATCCAACACATCAAGACTTTTCTCAAATCTAAAATAATTAATTCCTTGTTTAGATGTATCTTGGTAGCCCGACATTACCCCTCCTTGGGGTTGGATAACCATCCCTCCACCTATGCCGACACCCACTGTCGCCCAGTCGATTGCTTCATCAAAAGCTGTAGCAATCGCAGCGCATTCTTCTGCAGCTAATCCTTCTTCTTGTCCATATGCGGCGGCACGTTGATTTAAGGGAACGAGAATTTCAAGATACGAACCAATTTTAAGATCATAAGGGCGATCTGCAATGGTACCCACTGGCAACCGTTTTAATTTTACCAACACTTCGTCACCTTTTGAAGGGCGTTCATTAATACTTAACGAACGAAATTCAGTATGCCAGCTTATTAAATTATCAGCAGCATCTCTGTCTGCTAAATAATCCGGATCGCAAGGATCATCATACAACTCAACATGTGGAGAATTTGGACCAATTATTCTTCCAAAAAATTTCCACTTTCCTTCGTCTTTGCCCTGGCTTGACGGCTCCATGGGAACCGGAGTTGATAAAACAACCGCTCGAAATTGCCCTTTGCTATATCCTTTACCAAAAACATTTTTTTCTAAGCTTTTAACAAGCGCGCGCTTCCACAACGACATCCCGCTGCGTGGAGTAGTGAACTCGCTAGGATCTTCTTCGTATTCGCTCATTGAAGTGGGCCCGTTCCCTGACTTACGACTGTCAACATCTTGTCACGAATATCATCAGTCATAGGACCGGCATCGCCTTTGACTCCGGTACTTATTTCGCTATGTTGATAAACGCTCGCAATAGAAGGAAATTTCTTTTTTAAACCTTCTACTAATACAAGACCAGCTGCCAGTTGAACATCTGTGTAAGGCTCCCACGCTTTCATGCTTCTACTTCCTGCAGGATGTGGATAATGTGGCCAATCTTGCGGGGCTTCGTCTGTTGATTTAAACCCTTCATTTTCGAAAGCAATTCCAATCGTAGTACTATTGTATCCTGGGCCAGCGTGATAAGACATTCTATTCGTTTTCACAATTTGAACAATTGTGCCATCTTTCTCAATAAGAAAATGATAAGACAAACCATCTCTCCCAAGAGAACCAATAGTGGCTTCGCTCTGGCTATTGGTGGTATAATGTAAAACAATACCTTCCCAATCAGAAATCTCCTTTTGTGGGCGCACCAACATGGCATCCAATCTGTTTTTAAGAGTTACCCCCTCTAATACATCTAAATTTGTGTCATTAGACGGGCGCGCTTGAGGGTTCATGCCGCCTACGGTACCTCCGGTGGCATCATCAAAAGCTGTCGCAATCGCAGCGCATTCTTCGGCGCTCAAATTGTTTCCACTACCAGGAGTATAGGCGCCTGCAATATCTGCCAAAGGAATAGAAATTTTTACATAGTCTCCTAATTTTTGATCATAAGATTCCTGTCCGAAAACACTAGTTTGTTGTCGCTTAAGTCTCACAATCACTTCGTCTCCTTTTGCAGGCTTTTCAGTGATCCCTACAGATCTAAACTCGGTATGGGCCTGGATTAAATTGTCTGCTGCAACTCGATCAGTTAAGTAATCAGGATCACAAGGATCGTCTAAGAGTTCGCCATGAATCTCTGCGATTCTTCCATAAAATTTATATTTTTCTATTCCCGATTGTGTGCGCGCATATACCAAAGGAGTAGATAATACTCGTGCACGGAATTCATCTTGGCTATATCCCACTCCAAAAGTGTTTACTTCAAATGATTCTTCCAGCCAATGGCCCAGCAACCCTATAGCTTGAGACGGATCAGAAAATACAGACCAATCCATTTTATGCCTCTCTTTTGCCTTGAATTATATCAAAAATACCGTCTTTGTCTTCTTCCGACAACTCAAATGCATTTGGTTGTTCTTTTTGTCTAAGTCCGATAATCTTAACCAACTGTTCATTAGATCGCTGCATAGTTTCGATGTGCTTTGCTGCCACGGGACTTAAATATTTGTTTTGTTCGGCATCGGAAGCAATTTGATTTGCAATCTCATTAAGAAACTCTCTCGCAACTTTTCTATCACTACGAATATTATCAAGAGCTTCGCTGATAAGTTCTTTAAGATTGTCCTTTCTCATGTGCCACTATTCTCCCAATCATGCTTAAAATTACCATATTTCTTACGAAATTTCTTAAGCGAGTTAACGATTTGTTTGGTATTTAAACCCGTAATCTCGCGCAGGTATAAATAAATAGCTTTTTTGTTAAAAATTTCAATATCGTCTTTTGATTCAAAAAGAATATTAATAGCTTTATAAACCTTTATATCGTTTTCTTTCATTTGAGAAACATCCCATGAACTTAATTCGGTATAAAATGATTTCCAGAATTCTTCGGACTCACGATAAGTGAGATAAGAATCATCAGTAGATAAATATTGTTCCTCGTAAGACTTCGAAATGTTCTCATAATCGATCTCTCTTCGATTGCGTTTTTGTTGTCGTTTTACTTTGTGTATAAACCAATTTTTGGTAATAACACTAAAATAAGAAAACGCCGCCGATCCCTTACTAGGATCATATTTGTCTAATATCGTCATCAGCCAAATTTTACATTCATCTCGGAGCGAGTCACAATTAGGTAAGTTTGTAAATTTATAAGTAAAGACTATTTTATCTACCATTTCATCAAAAGCTGGTTGAATGTAATCTATATAAAGCTTAGTTCTTTCCTTTATGCAATCGGTGTTTGAGTATTGAATAATTGCGTTTTCATGATCAATGGTAAAATAATAATTTTTACCCTTCTTCTTCCTCTTCCTCTTCGGCTGAGTCTTTTTTATCATTCAGTTCGGCTTCCTTTTCAGTTAGTGAATAAATATATTCAAATGTATCCAGTTGTTCATTAAACGAAACAGCATGCTCCAAGAGGGCATGCAGAGTATCGTCTCCATAGAACGTTTCCAATTCGTAAACACTTTGCAAGTGATTGGCAAAGGAATTTACCATTTGTTGTAAATCCCCTAGCTCTTCTGAAATTGACAATAGGCGAAGAATTGCTTCCCGAACATATGCAATCAGTCCAATGTTGAAAGCAACGGAAAGCGCTACAACAATTGCCAATATTATTTCAAGTCGGCTCATAATTCTCCTTTTCAACTTCTTCTTTCTGTTGTTTTAAAATTTCACGATTTGCTTCAATGTATTCTTTAGTTAAATCGCCAATCTTGCCATTGTGTGTCTCAACGGAATTGTTTTTTATAATAAACGGAACAGATAATCTTTTCTTCATGGTGTTGTTATTGTCGCAAGCGTCACAATCTGTATACGTTTCCTCAAATCCATGAAATACTGTAATTATAATTCCGCAATTATCGCATTCGTAATTATAACGAGGCATTTGGATCGTTTGTCTCGTTAGCATCTTCTGCATTAATAAGATCTTGTGGCATCGTTACGGTGGGAGGATTCTTAACAATAAGTCCTTCTGTGCTTTCTTCAATTTCGAATCCTTGAAGAATCGGAACAATATCCGTTTGGTGTAATAACGACTCTTGAAGAGCCATCATGATTGCCCCTAGGGCTTGGTTTGATAAATGCATATTAATCTCCTTTTATAATTCTATGACTATCGCTATCAAAGTGTTGTGTTGAAAATTCAAATAATTCTGAATCTTGTAGTGCTATCATTTGGTGCCTTAACCCTCGATAAACGTGAAAATTATCACCAGGATTAAGCACAATCTGCTCTGCTTCCTCAATGTTGTCCTGTTCGCTATATTTTACTATCATTAAACCTGACTGTAAGTAGAACACTTCGTCTTTTAGTTTATGATAATGCCAGGAACATCTTTTTTGATTTTCAAAATATAAAAGCTTTCCACAATATTCTTCATTATTTACAATCCATCTTTCCCATCCCCAGCCTTTGTCTACATGCTTCATTCCTAAATCAATTGAATTAGTCATTTGGACCCTCTTTGCTAATAGCTCCTTCAATATAGAGCCAATTTAGATTTTGTCTTACTTCCATATTTTTCTCTAATGCCGCTCTCATAACTGAAGGTTTTGTATCGTTTTCCTCAAAACAGCGAATGAATGCACTAATATCTTTAGGAAAACATTTTCCCCCAAAACCATAGTCTCCATCTGTGCCGGGTACCTGGGTGTGCATGGGATTAACCCATCCTGAGCTTAGAATACCAGCCATCGATGCATCCCAAGAAACATCCATTTTTTTAGCTAGTTGATAAAATTCATTGAAAGCAGAAATTTTAACAGCGTAAAAGCAATTACACATGTATTTGATAAACTCCGCTGTCTTCGCATCTGTCTCAATAATTTTAGTATGAGGGAATCTATTCCTATATAGTTTTTCCACCCGACTACGGGGCTCCGGGGCGCCCCCAATCACAATGCGAGCGGGGTTCATGAAGTCCATGCGTGCCGTTCTTTCTGAAAGGAATTCTGGATTAAAAACAATATTCATTTGAGGATATTTTTTCATATAGCGATCCGTGGTTCCGGGAATAGCTGTCGATTTAATAATGACAATACTGTGAGGACTAATCAGTGCGCTTATATCTTCCATGACAGAATCCATAATGGACAAATCAATGATGCCTGTTTTGGCACTGGAAGGAGTAGGAACAGAGACAACAATAAATTCACTATTTTTTATTACATCGTCAAAAGAATGCGTAGAAAGTTTCTCGTTTTTGTCATAAATTCTCAAAGTTGCACATAGAGAAAATCCATGCGCGACTGCAGAGCCTACGAAACCGTTTCCAATAATTCCTAAATTAATCACTCTCTCTCCATTCTTTAAATTTTTCAAACACATATTCTGGCTCTGGATGCCAACTATGTGCCGACAAGAACAAAATAGGAGTATTATGTGGGTTCCAATTTTCATTATATCTAAGACGATTGCCGTCCTTAGACCATACCACATGTGGACAATGACACAAACTAGCCAAATGCATGGGCCCCGAAGAAGGACCAAATGCGCATTTTGTGTTCGCCAAGATACTGCACAATTGCTCTAAATCTATTCCACGCAAATCCTCGGCGCCATCAATACACAAAGATTCGTCTTTTGTTCCAATACATGCAACACTTTTTCCTTCTTCTTTTAATAAAGCCAAAAGCTTGTCCCAATTTTCGGTACTCCAATTATCCTGTTTTCTTAATTCTCTGGCTCTTGCATGAAAGACATAATCATATTTCACGGGATGGCTGTCATTATTAAAAATAATATATTTAGGCATAATTGTTATTGTACCAAAATTAAACCGTTCTGTGTAATGAGTCATTGGTGGCCACCCGATACGCCTAGGGACAAAAATGGATGTATTCTTATTCAATTGAATGTTCTCGCGTTGAATAACGTCTTTTAACTCTTTCTCCGCATTAAATCCATGCATAAAAAAAGAATCAGCTAAGCCAGTATTAGGATTGCATATGAGATAATCATCAGCAAAATCGGCATATAAATAAGTAGAATTTTCTCTACAAACTATAATGGTTTTATCAAAATGTTCTGACAAGCTTCTCACATAGGCATGCCATGCAAACAATTCCCATCCAAACTCTCCTGACCAGGGGCCAGCTATTAATGTCTTATCTAAGCTGTTCATGTAAGTCTACTATTTTCTCTGCCCATTTTAATCGAGTATATTGCTTTACTGTCTTATTGCCGTGCTTAGCAATTTTACTAGCTTCTTCTTGGTTCACAAGATAATATTCTATTTTTTCATTTAAATCGCTAACATTATCAAAGATAACAAAATCTTTCTTATCATTAAACATATCTTGTCTGCCTGTCCAATCATTTGTGAGTAAAAAACCACGGGCTGCCAATATTTTGTAAACTCTATCCGACGCACCGTTACTCGTACAAAAATTAAGATTTATCTTTGTTTTGCTTGCTTGTAGTGCATGAGCAGCGCCATGCGCATCAGAAATAACTCTTATGGGATGGCTTATTTGTTTTATCATCTCTTCTCGATCTCCGTAGATATTGCCAATAAAGCTAACATCATGGATTTTTTCCACATCGTGAGGCTTTTCAATATCCTCATCATATCCTTCGCAAACATGAAAAGAGCTTGTATTAATCTTCAAAGCCTCTTCTAAAACGTTTATCTTGTCGCAGCAAAAATAATCAACTAATCTTGTTTTTCTTCTCATTTCATCATTATAAGAGACAAGGGGATCCATAAACCACAAACACGTGTGAGTAAGTTGTTGGATTCTTTTAAACACCTCTTCCGACACCACATTGCATTTACTATAAACAACAAGATCAAATTTGTTATTTTCCACAACAGAAATCAAATGTGCATCTCGTTCCTGGTTTCCGAGCTTTAGTGCTTTTTCCCTATAGTTATACCCTGCAACTTGATGTCCTAGTTTCTTAAACGATAAAAGCTGAGAGGTGTTTGTAGACTTCCTATCAGCATCAAATACTCCGATAAACAATATTTTTGTCATTTATACCAACGCTTATAATCTAACATCATCTGCTCTACTTTCGTTCCTACGCCATCATCAAAAATTCCGGCACCTGCATAATGTATTATATGTGATTGAAATCTGTCAGGGCTTCCATTCCAAGCTTCAGAGAACATCGTCATATGGTTAAACTGAAAAGGCAACTCCATTAATTTAAAATTGTTTTTCCTTATTAAATACCCCAAATGCACATCATCACTTCCAAAGCCTGTCCAAAACATATTGTCTATCTTTTGATAAATTTCTCTATGAGACTTAGAAGAAATAAAAACACCGGTATTAATATAACCCGAAAACCAATCAATAAACCCAAACTTTCGTTGGGCATTCAAAATGCAACTCAAACGAGCTTGACGACGCGATCCTTTATCTTCAAAAATAGAACCAACATGATCCGGTGGAACTATTTCAAATAAATTTGGACATGTAGGAGATAACACCATATCAGTATCTAGATGAAGAATTCTATCGTATGTTTCGTGAAGCTCATAGTGTTTCATAATTCTATAATGGGGGCGGCCGTCGCCTGAATCCGAAACAGGGTCATGATCTAGAACCATGAAGTCGGCGCCGGCATTCTTAGCATATTTTTTAAGAATAGGGTGAGAAATATCCGACATCTGCTTAACTCTCTCGTCCGATCTTGTAGAGATCAACAATTTCATTTTATCTTTCCTTGTACATTGACCAGTTGGTAGAATGATAAGAGTCCATAGTTCCAGCATCTGCCCATCGATCTTTTAACACCATATAGCTACATTGTTTTCTATCTATAAAAAAGTTATTAACAGTTGAAATTTCATATTCTCCCCTGTCTGAAACGGGGATTTCATCAATTATATCAAATACTTTGTTGGTATAAAAATATATTCCAACGCAAGCCAAATCTGTTTTTGGTTTCTCGGGCTTCTCTTCTACTTCAATTAACTTCTTTTTCTTAAAAACTCCAACCCCATATCTTCTGGGATCTGGCACATGTTTGAAAAACAACATACATTCATCTGAACCGTTTTTAAACCTCTCAAGATGAGGGCCCAAGTTCTCTTTAAAAATATTATCGCCCAATATAACAACACATGACGAATCATTGACAAAATCTTTACATAATTTCAATGCGCCGGCGATCCCATCGGGGCGATCTTGAACTTTATAAGTAAACGAGCACTCATATTCAGCACCACTGCCCAATAGAGTCATAATTCCTCCGCAATGCTCAACACCAGTAACAATCATAATATCTTTAATTCCTGCCTCAACCAGTCGTTTAATTGGATGATGAATCATGGGCTCTCCCCCGCACGGAAGAAGGTGCTTGTTTGTAACCTTAGTAAGCGGGTACAATCGAGTACCCATGCCGCCGGCAAGAACTATTCCTTTAATGTCTTTCATTATACCACTCTATTGTTTTTTTCATTCCTTGTTCAAAGGAGACTTTCGGTTCCCATTCTAATTCTTCTCTCATTTTTGTGTTGTCTATGGCATATCGAAAATCATGCCCTGCCCTGTCCTTCACATGTTTTATATAATCGGAAGGAAGAACTTTCAGCAAGTCACAGATAGATTCGATAACATCTATATTTCTTTTCTCGCAGGTGGCACCTATACAATATGTCTCTCCTAAAGCTCCGGTCGCGAATACTTCCCACAAACCTTCACAATGATCTTTTACATATATCCAGTCCCTGACATTTGTCCCTTCCCCATAAAGCGGAATTTTTCTATCACTTAGAATCGATCTGATTACTGTTGGTATGAATTTCTCTTCATGTTGTCTGGGGCCATAGTTATTACAACAATTAGAAATTGTTACAGGCATTCCATACGTATAATAATATGACTTAACAAGAAAATCAGAAGCAGCTTTAGATGCTGAATATGGATTGCGAGGATCATAAGGGGTAGATTCTGAGAATTTTCCAGTATCTTCCAACTCGCCATATACTTCATCAGTGGAAACATGATGAAATCTTTCTACATTCCGCTCGCGGGCGATCTTAAGTAAATTAAAAGTCCCAACTATATTACTTTCTATAAAAGCGCGTGGATCCAGAATTGAGTTGTCTACATGGCTCTCTGCCGCTAAGTGTACAACGTGTGTGATGGCATGCCTAATAAAAACATCTAATAATTTCGACGGATCGCATAAATTCACTTTTTCAAAGAAATATTTCTCATCATTTACAAATTCTTCTGTGTTGCTGACTTTGCCGGCATATGTAAGATCATCTAAATTAACAATTTTGGTTATAAGATCTCTCTTTGTCTCCAAAACCATCTCTATAAAATTGGAACCTATAAATCCGCTGCCACCTGTAACAAGTAAATTCATCCGCCCCTCATATCGCCAAAGCCACCAAATTGCGACGAATCTGCCAATCTTTCACATAAAAGCAAATCGTATTTGGTTTTAAAATAAGCTTGCTGAGCTTTTAATTCAATATTTGTAAAATGTTCCGTATACCAAAAATCATTAGAATATTCGTCTGCTTTTTCCCAATCAACATTCTCATGCAACGCAGCATCATATAGTGCAGTTCCGGGATAAGGGCAGAGAATTGTAAAACCAACCACATCAGGTTCAATCTCATCAATCAGCTTTTCAGTTAATAATAAATCATCTCTAGTTTCATTGGGCATTCCGAACAAGAAGAACCCTCTTCTCTCTACACCATATTTCTTAGCCCAAGCAAAAACGTTTTTTATTGTCTTTACTCGCAAACCCTTTCCAATATCGCGTAAGATTCTGTCGCTTCCGCTTTCACAGCCAATATTAACTTGGTGACATTGGGATTTCTTGAGCCAATCAAACATCTCTTCGTTAGCAAACGAAGCATGAATCAAACATTCCCATTCAGTCGTGATGCCTCTTTTTATCTTTTCTTTGCAAAATTCAATTACAAAAGCGGCGGATATATCAAAAGTGGCATCCACAAACTTAAAATAATTTAAGTCTAATTGCTCAATGACGTGCTCTATTTCATCACAAAGTTCTCCGACTTCCCTCGTTCTTATTGGATTGTTTCTTCTATTAAATCTCCCTGTGACAATTCTTTCCGCGCAAAAAGCACAATTAACAGGGCAAACCCTATTACATTGAAACGATGCAATTCGTTTGCCGTTCATGGTTTCGCAAAGTTCTACTGTTCTATAATTTTTGATTATTTCCCTATCTGGCCATTCTAATTCATGCATAGATGGCTTAGTGCCTTGAACAACAGGATCTGTTCTGCCGTTTACGATCTCTAAAAATACCTCTTCCCCCTCTCCAATAACTACTTGATCTACCTCATCATATACGGCACAGTCAAGAGGCAAAGCGGACGGGTGGAATCCTCCAAATACTGTTCTTGCTTTTGAATTAATTTTCTTTATTTCCCCTGCCAATCTAAGAGCATGTGGCCAAGCTGGAGAAGTGCAAGAAAACCCTACCACATCTGCGTCGGCACATGCCTCTATAATTGTTTCATCTGAATCAAAATTGCCTTGAAAACACTGTAAATCCAAATCGCCCTTAAAGTGTTTTTTCAAATAGGCCGCAATAAAGCCCAATCCAATTGGTTCCCATATATTTTCATAATATGGTTGCACCAAAATTACTTTTGTCATCTGTTCCCTCCGGTATATATTGAATATTTAGATAGATCTTGATATTCGAATGCTAAATCTTCGTTGTAATCGGAGATCCCAGCCATTAAGACACACCCTCTTGCTGCAATCTCAGGTAGCATATAATAGTTCCACCCCAACATATCAAAATTATCTACCATATGATCAACTGGATTTCTGCCGAAATAGCGCGCTCGTTTGAGCCATTCCGAAGCGTCTTTGTTATCAGTTAAGATCATGGCGCCTTTTCCTAGTTTTAAGAATTTATGTGGGCCACTAAAAGATATGCACTGAAATTGGTTGGATCGGTACATATCTCTTCTAAATCTCAACGCACTGTCCCAAACTGGAAACGGCTCTAGCTTATATTCCCCCTTTAGCTTGGTGCCCTGTAACGCAGGGTGCTCGGGGTTAAATTTTACTCTATTTCCTGCTTGAATTATAGTGCAGGGTACCGACATGAACGTTCGAGACGGAATTGTTATTTCTTCACCTTCAATTTGAAGATATTTCATACACAAAAAGAGTCCATTTGTTGCATTATCAACAGACACCGCATAGGGTGCGCCACAATATTCAGCCACCATTTGTTCAAATATATTTACCACCTCATAGGCATTGTGTTTAATCATAGTTTTCTTTATAATAACTTATTAGGACGATTTTGTCAACCATTTTTCATCTTTTCTTTAGGGATGCAGATATATTCGCCCCAGGCTGAAAGTGTTTTTCTTCTATTCCCCTCCTGATCAAATACCATATATTCTAATTCGTTGTCAAATTTAGTAAAATCAAAGCCTCCATCCTCCACTTCAACAAACCCTGGATATCCTTCTTCGTATTTATCTTCTAATCCTTTATGATATCCGATTTGCCATATCGGCCGAATGTTTTCTAAAAGATTTGTCATTCCAAACAAAGCTATCGTTTCCATTCCTTCAATATCCATCTTTACCAAATTCGGGATCTTTAAAGAATGTTCTGCCATATAATCGTCTAAACGAACATATGTGATATTCCGTGGCTCGGGCGGAGTATCCGTGCAATCATTAAATCTAGTGAAAACAGTTTCATTCTTATTACTAACTGCAATTGGCAAGACTGTTATGTTGTAGGGAGATGTATTAAGTTTATTTCTTTCATAATTATCCGGAAATCCTTCAAAAGCTATAACTTCCATTCCCTCCAAAGCCATTGGTATGGCATAGGTTCCTATATACGAACCAATATCATATACAACGCTATTGGGCTTTAACAGCTTTAATATATCATCATAATTATGATCAGGTCGCTGAAATAAAGTTCCTTCTCGGATAAATTTATCCATATTCCACCCAGTCGGCAATAAATCATGAAAAATAATTTTATGATTTTTATATAAGATTTCTTTATTCATTTAATGTTTCCTCTTTCTCTTAGTATCCAAATTCACTCGCATACACGCCCAGTTGCTCAAACAAGGCATCTAAATCTATTGGGTGATCTTTATAAAATCCATCATATATTTCATCCCTTCTCTTGTAAAGAGCTACTTGACCCTTGTCTAAAGTCTTATATCTCTTTCCTTTTGTTGTTTTTACCGTACCGCGATATCTACTTACAAAATTTTCCATCTCATCTTCATAGGGAATACCGCAAAATTTACAAACCGCTTGGGTTGTCTCTTTGAAATTTAAAATCATATCTTCCATCTTAACTAAAGTAATTCTGTTCGGATAGTTTTTCTTAATATAATCATATACTTGTTTCATCCACCCAATGTCTTCTAAACATCCTTCAAAAGTGGCATCATCAGATAAAATAGGAGTATCATTTCCTGGCTGTCCCCTGTAAATTTTTGAAAGAGCAGTATCTCTCAAGTCTCTTATTGTCCATAAAATTAATAGATCTGGATTATTGTCCATAAGACTCTTTACTTGATTTAAATCATCGACGTATGCTGTATCGCATTTGCTTAAATAATTTTTATATGATATTTGGCCACGTCTAACAACATTTTTGTCTTCTGCTATCGGAGTTGCTCTTAAAACACTAGAGCCTCTTAATGTCTCCAAAAGTATATTTGTACCAGTTCTTCCACAACTTAATATCAAAATACTCATATTTTACCCTTTGTCCTTTCCATACATTTTCGTACTCCCTTGTTTATACAGTTTTTGTACTTCTCCAGATTTAATCATATGGTTTAAAGCTTCATCAATCTCTTGTATCAAATCATTCCTTTGCGAATTCGCAATATTGGTAATTCGGCATGCATCCGCAATTTCCTTATCAGTTGCGTCTTTTTTTCTTTTTATGTCTTCTGCAGTCCAAACTCGTATATTAACAATTGTTAGCTTATCGATTAAACTTCCTATAGTGTCCGCCATCTACTCCTCCGCTTTCTGATCATCACGAGCTAAAAAACTTTTCTGATAAGTAGTATTGAATGATTCTGGCTCTGCCTGAGCCTCTTTTGGGAAGTGGATCTTTGCAAGTTCAGCAAACTGCTCATACCACGGATCCTTAACTTTTTCATAACCAAAAGATTCTAAATATTTATCAAGTTTTTGCCGGTTTTCTTTATTTATATGAACTGTCTCAATGCGAATGGCTCTTGGCATTACTATAGTAAAATCAGTTGTCATCGCGATTTGATAATCTTGGCGTTCGGCGTCTATTACCAATAAATCAAATTCTACACCATTAAGGTTGTGTTTGGCAACTAAATCGTGCAATGTCATACAATAAACATATTCGTCATCTATTCCTATTTTTTTAATATCGATTTCTTCAATATAGGACATCACAAAATCATCCTTGCCATGTAGCATTATTTTAACTTGAGCATCGGGAGATCGTGATTCTCCGGAAACAATTGCTACTTGTTCAAAAATACTGTCAGTAAGATAAGAATAATGTTCCTTAAGTTTTTCAAACGAAGTCTTAACCGGTTCTACAAAAATACCATTCCAATTATTTTGAGGGACAAGCCACCACATAATATCTGTCATGGATTTGCCGGTGTGGGCTCCAATTTGAATAAAATTAATCATTTTGGGCTCCTATGATCTCGAATTCGGGGCATGGAACGATAAACTTTCCGCCGCCATTAAGAAAATCAGCCTCTCGATCTACAAATTCCTTAATAAAGTGCCATGGCAGTACAAGCAAATAATCAGGCTCAGCATTTCTCATTTCCTTTTCAGATATAATAGGAATATTAGTACCTACTACAAATTTACCAAATTTTTGAGGACTTCTTTCAGCAATCGCTGTAATATCCTCTGTTGTGAGTCCATAATATTGCAACAATGTATTTCCTTTTGTGGATGCCCCATAGCCATAAACTGTTTTTCCTTTTGCTCTCTCCGCTCGAATAAACTCAACCGTCTCTTTTTTCATTTTCTCTAACTTTTCATAAAAATCATACCACACTTGAGGATCGGAAATGTCCATATGTTCTTCTTCATATGATAGCAATGTGTTAACTCTAAAATTACAAACATCCCTGAGCGGTGTTGTTCCGAATGAAGTCTCTTTCGCAATATCTTTTTGCAAATAAATGCGGCAACTACCTCCATTAGTATCGTTGAGGGAACAATCTACTATCTTAAATCCGTGAGGTTCCATTAGCTTTTTAATGCTGCTTAAAGAATGATAATATACATGCTCATGGCAAATATTATCAAAAGCCATTTGTTTAAGCATCAAAGGAGTATAGGAAATTTGGATTATCCATATGCCATCATCATCAAGCACTTTTTTAACATCCTGGATAAAGTCTGTAGGATCGTCCAGATCATAAAACATAGCAATGGTAGTAATAACTTTGCACTGTTTATCTCCGTAGCCCGTTCTCTGATAGGCATCATAAGAAAAATAATCTTGAACCACCACATCGGCTAGTTGAGAAGAGAACTCCAAAAATGAATCTTCAACCGGATCAATCCCAATTTTTATAAATTCTTCAGGAATAAAATTAAACATCGTACCGTCATTACATGCGATGTCCAACCATACGTCTCCTTTGTTGTATCTTATTCTGCTGCTGGCTTCTTCTGCTATATTTTTCAATTGATTTGTCATAGAAGCATTGGTGCCAGAGCGATACCAGTACGTTCCATACATCTTGTCTGGATCGACGGCTTCAGTTAATCTTGCGGCTCCAATTTGTTCATCCATTATCAACGTGAGACAGTCTTTCTGTCTCCCCTCGTATTCCGACGATATATCTGTTAAAAAATCTGAAACATAAAGTTCCCCTAAATCCAATAAAATTTCTGACACTTACTCACTCCTTTTAAGATAAAAATCATTTATTTTCCATCTAGCATCTTTTTGATACCCAAAGTTTTTCATATAGGCTTCTATTTCGGGATCGTTAAAGTTGTTCTCCACTACTAATAATGGAATATCCCAATATGCAAGATCCAAGCCCTTTAACACGTCAAGTTCAGTCCCTTCTGTATCAATTGAAATAAAATCTATATTATTTTCTACATTATGTTCAGTAAGAACTGTATTGAGAGTTTTTACTTCCACATTTATTTGACGCGTCTCATTGATGATATGGTGATGCTGTTCAACGAGTCGTTGATCTGGCATTAAACCACTCACCGACGACATTATGTTCTTTTTGCCTATATCAAACACTGTAAAGGGAACATTTTGTTGATTATCGCTCCCACAAGCACATTGAATGGCTTCTTTTCGGGTTTTTTTAATCATTTCAAAATATCCCGGATTAGGCTCTATACATAGTGCTCTCCAACCTAATTTTTCAAAATATAAAGTATTTGAACCTCTCGTACCGTTTGCTGCCCCCACTTCAACGCAAACTCCCATATTCTTATTACAAAAATATAATTCTATTAGCACGTCAGTACTGAACTGACCATAATATCCTGATTTTGGCTCATACAGCATTGTTCTGTTTCTCAATAAAAGTTAAAATATAATCTATGTCTGCCATGTGAGGGATTTCATCGGTACTAGTTCCGTATGGTCGGGGGCAGTTCCAACGAGGAAAAGGCACACCCTTACGATAAACATTACAAGTATAATATAAATCTTTCTTATCGGGTAGTGAAATAATTTTGGCTCCGTCCTGGCTTGCTTCCTTATTATTAATCTCCGAAAGCTCAAACTCCCAGGCTGAAAATCCTGGCTTTAAATACTTTTGAAAATATTCCTTTTTCCAAATTGAAGGATGGAGACTTGTCCTATATGATGCTCCTTGGTGTAAAACCCTTAAATTAGGCTTGTCGTCATTCCATACATCATCCCAACTGCCTATATAGTGTAATGGATCGGTGTGTTTATTCAGGTGAGAATCCAACATTGCTTTTGAGGCTCGATTGTTTTTAATTTCGTCTTCTAATATCTTAAATTTCTTGATATCCACATGATCTAATAGCATCACATCTTCAACTGTAAAAATAAAATATTCATCCTCTAAACTATCGATATAGGGGATTAACGGATCCGTCCAAAGTTTTCCGAAATCAGATTGATTCCCTAAAGAAACAAAACTACAATTTTCGGGCAACTCACAGTGTGGGCGCTTATCAAATCCCAAAAATACTATCTCTTGCCCTGGAAAATACTTATTAAACAGAGTATAATAGGGTTCTATTAGAAATGAATAATTGTTGGATGTAGCCACTAATACCTTCATTTTATCCCTTACTATTCAATTGAATATCATTATCGATCATTTTTTTCACCATTTCATCAAATGTAGTTGTCGGTTCCCATCCAAATTTGTTTTTAGCTTTGCTGTAATCACCAATCAAAAAGTCAACCTCTGCCGGCCGGAAGTATTTCTGATCCTGTACGACATATTCGCCCCAATCATGAATGCCTATACTTGCAAAAGCTGCATCTAAAAAATCTCTAATTGAATGCTTCTTTCCAGTTGCAATCACATAGTCATCAGCCTCATCTTGTTGCAAGATCATCCACATGGCTCTCACGTAATCAGGGGCATACCCCCAATCTCTTTCGGCGTCTAAATTGCCTAATGTTATTTTATCAGCAATACCTAGATGAATTTTTGCAACGCCATCCGTTATCTTTCGAGTAACAAATTCAATGCCACGACGTTCTGATTCATGATTAAACAAAATGCCACTACATGCGAAAATGCCATAAGATTCGCGATAATTCTTAGTTATCCAATGCCCATAAAGCTTTGATACTCCGTATGGGCTTCTCGGATAAAAACGCGTGGTTTCGCGTTGTGGATTTTCTGTAACTTTACCAAACATCTCGGATGTGGATGCTTGATAGAATTTAATATTTTTTCCATATTCTCTGATGGCTTCTAACATTCTTAAAACGCCCAAAGCATCAATATTGCCAGTTGTTTCAGGAGTGTTCCAACTCTCGCCCACAAACGACATGGCTCCCAGGTTATACACTTCATCAGGATCGCATTCCTTAATACAACGAAATAATGAATTTTGATCAGCTAAGTCGCCATTAATGAACCTTATTTTCCCTTCAAGATGTTTTGTGTTAAGTCTTATTTTGGTAGAGCATCTTCGCTCCATGCCATAAATATTATATCCCTTGTCCAATAAAAAATCGGCAAGATAGCTGCCATCTTGGCCATTAATTCCGGTGATTAGTGCTGTTTTCATTTTTGTCCCTTATTAGAATTTGTGAAACGGAAAAAGTTGATATCGTTGATGCCTTTATCGTCTATGTATATGTCGCCGGATGGTTTTCCTAAAAATAGGTGGTGATATCTAACTCCCCATCCTTCTAATTGCCTTTTAGTGTCCTCTTCAAAAGCAGTGCATGCATATGCCACGGAATTATTGCTTCTTCCCATTCCTCTTGCGGTGTGGAAAATTATTGTATTTCCCTCATCGTATAATTGATTGATATGCTCTATCCGATCCATATAGGGAATGGCAAAGCCATAATTCCCGCTCGTTAGTGAACAAATAGTTCCATCAATATCAAACACATACGTCATAAAATAAAGCCTCCCGAATATCATCTGGTGTTAAAACATAGGTACCCATATGGGTAACTGAAATTGCTGCCATTTTGTTAGCCATAGGGATTGCTGCTTCAATTTTGTTTTTGCATAAATAGCCAAAAACCAAGGCAGCGAGAAACACATCCCCAGCGCCACAAACGTCAAACACTTCTTTTGGCGCTGTTGTATAGTTTTTTCCTTGATATATGGCGCCTCTCTCTCCTAAAGTAACCACAAATTGAGGATTGTCAAGATGTTTTTCTATATTTGAATATTCTTTTTCATTAATCTTGATAACGGAGTCAACAAAACAAGTTAAATCTTTCTTTTTAGTATCTACGAAGACTGGAATTTTATGTTTAGCAAACAAAGTCGTTAATCTCTTACAAGTATTATACCTTAAAAATCCTTTATTGTAATCACTAATTACAACAGCATCGTATTTTTTTAAAATACGCGGGGATGGGGTGCCAATGTCCATTTCTCTTCCGAGTTCCTTTTCGCCTTCATCCCAGCGTAAAATATGCTGGCTATATCTCTGATCAATAAATCTGTGTTTTTTAGTAATTTCTTCGCTTGTATAGTGATCAACTTTGATTCCAAAAGATTCAAGATTTAATCTCACATTAGAAGACATCCCTAATTTAGTTTCCTGGCTATATTCTTTGAAGACAGGCACTGGCGCTTCAGGACTAATCCTTTCACATACGCCATAATGATACACGTCCTCGCAGCTATCACCGCAAAGCAGAACATTGTATGATTTTTGTTGTTGAAAAACCATCTATCCTCTCAAAAAATACCACATTTTTAGCATGCTCTCCTCCAATTACACGCTTATTTTTATAGTCGCTTCCTACTACCATTAAATCGGGCGCTGTTTCTTTTACCAATTGAATTAATCCATCATCAGAATCAAAAATAAAAACAGCATCGACGCACCGGAGAGATTCAAGCATATAAGCACGATTATCTTGTGTATTAATGGGCCTGCCATTGCCCTTGTTTTCTTTAACTCTTCTGTCCGAATCAATTCCTACAATCAAATAGTCACAACTTTCCTTAATAAACTCTAACATCTGAATATGTCCAACGTGCAAAATATCAAAACAGCCATTAGTAAAGCCTATAATCTTATCTGTTCCAAAATTTGACATATTCAGAAATCCCTCCTTTTAATGATATAAAGGGCTTTGCATATTGACCGTAGTTATGCAGTTTGGCAGTGTTTGCCTGAGTATAACGCTGATATTTTTCTACCAAAGAGTCAGGCATCGGTATTTCCTCTACTTCGAAATCATAATACTCGCCTAATATCTTGGGAATTTCAGTGAAAGGCTGAGGAATGCCTGTACCGCAGTTAAAAATACCACTAATATGAGGGTTTTCAATAAAATGATCATTAACGCTCACTACATCTTCAACATAAATAAAATCACGCAAATAGTTGTCGCTATTTTCAAAAATCTTAATTTTTCCTCCTGCGTCAATTTGCTTCTTAAACTGACACATCACCGATGCCATGGCGCCCTTTCTATCTTCCCATGGCCCATAAACATTAAAATAGCGCAATCCTACTACCTGTGGAATATTTGTTTGACCCAAATAAGAGTTTACATATTCGTCAAAGAGCTTTTTAGATTGTCCATAGATATTTTTTGGTTTAAGCTTAGAGGGCTCGTCCTCCCTATAAGGACCATCGCCATAGACAGCAGCAGAAGATGCATATATAAATCTAACATCATACTCTAAACAGATTCTAAATAAATCAAAGCTATAATCAAAATTATGGCGCATCATATAAAAAGGATCGTACACGGTAGTGTCCGAACAAGCGCCTTGATGAAGAACTACTTTGATTCGATTACGAAAATCCTCTTGTTTCATCTTTTCTAAAAATTCATGAGGATCCATCATAGGAACAGAAGCATGCTTTTTAAAATCAACCAAAAGAACATCATGTTTATCGACTAATCGTAAATAAAGATTCCAGCCAATAAACCCACTGGCGCCGGTAATAACTACCATTTATATCCTCTCTATGAGATTAACAAAATATTCCAAAGCCTCAATATTTTTTTGTTCTATTGTATCAATAAGCTCATCACCACTCTGTTCGCTATATGGTTCGCTAAAGAATCCGATTCTTTTTTTATTTGTAGCTACTCCTAAGTTAAGCATTTTGGCTTCGGCACAAATGCGAGAATATGTCTCCAGCACAGTTGGTAAAAAAATAAAGTTTTTGCATGCCGCCATCTGCTCTAGAAAATGATAATAATTAGAACTATGCATTTCTAGAGGAGTAATGTTTTGCGAATTACAATAGTTCATAGTTGCAGTATAATTTTTAGTAGGATTGGCGCTTTTCATGATACCATAATCATGTATTTTTGGCTCCTTGTTTAATTTCCTTAATAATGTTAATGTCTCCGGGCTCCACAAGCTACAACCAATACTGTGAACCTGAGCATTGGGAAGATTTAACTTCATTACTTCTTGGCAAATTCTGCTTAATACTACAACAGTTTTAGCATTATTATAAAACCTCTCATTAACCAAGCAACTTGTGGGTGCCTTAAAATTCGGAAACCTAGAAGGATCTCTAGTGATTACATATTTGTGATCATGTTCATAAATGACATAGGGAACATTATTAATGATATATTCTTTAATAGTATCTGGCAACCAAACAAAATTTCCAACAACAACCGCATCTACTTTTTCAATATTCTGAACGGTTACTTGATTACACTTGTGTGTGAGAACTTCAAATTGTTTTATCAAATGACGAATAAGATTAGCATCGTTACTCTCGCCACCCCCAAGCAACTCATCACGGAACAGATCAGCAATAAATGCTATCCGTTTCATAGCATTTCAATCTCTGATAGTGATTTCAGCCATTCTTTTTCTTCTTCTGATGGAGAGTAAATAGCATCCACCATTTTCTGATGCATAATTTCCGGAGAAAACCGTTGGAATAGATTGTCGGCGTATTCCACCGCTGCATCTTTTACAGAGGAGTTCTTATTAAGATCCTCGTAGCATAATCTCATTTGCTGTTTAGCTGATTTTTCTTGCGGATATGCCCACATAGATTCTTTTATAAGAACATGTTCCCAGAAAGCCTCATCGGGAATAGGTTGAATATCATATCTCACGCTATAAAATCTTTCGCGGCCAGATTCATCTATCAGAAAATCCAAATGCCCCGACCAACCAACAGTAACCACAGGTAAGCCACAATATGCCGCCTCAAACAAAGGCAAGCCAAACCCTTCGCCATGAGAAAACAACACTAGTGCATTAATCTGCGGGTGTTGATATAGGGCGTGCATTTCCTCATCTGTCATATCTCCATGGAGGAGGTAGATTTTACAAGTACGCTCGCCGTGATTATCTCTAAGGTAGGATTGAAGATCAAACAGAATTTTTTCACGATCCATAAGACAGTTTTTAGCCACATTTGTCTTTAACACCAAACCAACCTCTTCCGTCTGAAATTCTTCTACGAACCATTTTACGGTATTGAAAAGATTTTTACGAGGGCCAGCTTGAGCAACACAAAGGAAATTAAAATTGTTTGTGAGTTCAATGTCCAAATCCTCTAGATTGTCGTATTCTTTTACCGGATAATTTACCACTTCTATGGGTGTTTCCAGTTTAAGGCGCATTTCGTTGCCAGTACCGTCATCGCGTGTCATTGTATAAAGTGTTTCCGCAAACGTTCTCTTGGAATGTTCTGAAACCACAATAATTTTGTCCATTTCATTCGCTTTTACAAGCCATTGTGCTGCCACCCTTGTAGTTTCAATGCCTGCAGTTACTCCTACGTTATAGGGTGCCATTTTTTGCCATTCATTAGGAATAGTTACTTGAACAGATATATCAAATTGTCCACCCTGTTGCATATAGGCAATTGTTTTTTCAATAGTTCTATCAATCCAAAGTCTTTCTTCGGATGACTCGTTTAGCCAAGATGTTTGTCCCCATTGTAAAGGTTGAATAAATATTTCAAACATTTCGCTGCAGCTGCGGAGAGATCTTAAAACAAAGCGAGCATGCTCCCCATAACCAGATCGAGTTAAGAGCGGCCCTTTTAATATGACTTTCTGTTTCATGCAACCTCCAACATATGCCAACGTTTATATCCAGTTCGGGATCCCCACGAACCATGGTTCTCAATTGTTTTATCCATTATGTCAATCCATCCTTGTTGATATTTTGCAAAACTATAATTATCATTTACATGTTGCATGCCTCCGAGGGACATTTTTTTATAAGCTTTTTTGCTCACACTAAGTGCTTTTTTAAGAGTATTAGAAAAATCCTCTTGAGATAACCTATCTTCATAAATATAGGGCACTTGGAGCGAACCAATAACCGCTTTTGAAGCCGGTTGTATGCCCCATCCAAACCACTCTTTTCCATTAGTAACTTGCTCTTGAAGCCCTCCTGTCATATTAACAATAATAGGAGTGCCGCACGATAACGACTCCAATGTTGACAAGCCAAATCCCTCAGCATCGCTGATATTGAGAGTAAAATCTGCAGCATTATACATACCTGCTAAATGTTCAGGTTCAATTTTTGATGTAGATATCAACACTTGTCCATCGTTAACCCCTAAATGATTGATAATATGCGGCAAGTCTTGTCCATGGGGATCTCTAGCGTCTGTATGCATTAACAGCGTTGCTTGATCGTGCCCGACTTCATCTAAAAATTCCTTAAACCACCAAATCAACGTACCCGACTGCTTTCGTCTAGCATTCCGATTGTTCCAGAAGAAAATTTTCTTATTAGGATTCTTTAAGTTTACAGTACTGTTTTGAATTCTATTTCTTACTTCCGTAACTCTCGCTTTTTCTTCGTCTGTTTTATAAAGGTGAAAGATGCCGGGATCTACGGCATGAGGGTGATAACATGATGATACGCCTGGGGCGACATCTTGTAAAATTTTGTGAGTTACTTTTGAAATACACACCACTTCATCTGTAGAACGATAAAATTGTCCATTAAAAGAGGGTGCGGGAAAATTATCCCACACATGATAATATATCATTGGAAGATGAGTACGAATCTCATTCTCTATTTCCCACAACCATCCAAAAAAGCGGGGATCTGTCATAAACCATAGAGCATCTGGCGTTTCTTTTTGTATGATAGAGCGAATAATTTCATGATTTCCATACCCATCGATGGGAAATATGCGCCAATCATCACCCCAGGGCTCTACCTTTTGGGGACGATAATCTTGATGTTTGACGGCACCTCCTAAGCAAATAAATTGATATCTATCCGTTTTAAGAAGAGTTTCAATAAAATACTTAGTCTGAGTCCCAACACCAGAAGGGGATAAAGGGTGATCTGAAATCACCAGGATTTTCTTTTTTGTCATTAATTTACCTCATGGACAATGTTTAGTGTGTCTAAAATTACAGTTATGGCAAGAGAGACGATTCTTGATGTGTCTCTTGTTTTTAATATTGTACAGCGCCTTGTTCAAAAGTTTAAGCGCATTTTGTGTTTTTTTCGGGCCGCTTGTAACTCTAAAAAATTCAACTCTATTATATTTCGCCGTTCTCTTCAATAGAGCGAAATGTGTTTCGATATCTTTTGGATCAATGTCCAGCTTCTGCGCAAAGAACTGTTTGTACAAAGTCAATTGATAAGTCACCATTTTGTCGTTCTTTTTGCGCGCGTCCCAGCCCCAGGAACAAGTCTTCCAATCAAAGATATGAATTTTCTTATCATGAGGCGTCATCACTACGGCGTCAATAAAGCCTTTAAAATGATAATCTTCCTCACCATCGATTGGTACCATTAGCGGCATTTCGACATAAAGAACCTCATATCCATTTTCAAAATAATCATCAAGCGCTCCTTTTATTTCAGGGATAATTTTTTTTCCTTGTCCCATCATATCATAAATGAGTTGTTGATTGATATCTACATTATCATCAAGAGATGCTAAATTCTTTTCGAATTCATGAATAAAAAAATCATCATCTGTATCTTCTAAAAGTAATTTCTTTTCGCATACTGAGTGCATTGCACTCCCAAAAGCGGTATATTCGTTCCCCTTAAAACCTGATAACTTATCTATACGGGTAAGTTTATGGTAGAAAGCACAAAAGACCCAGTCTTTTAGCTCTGAATAAGATATATGTGGCAAATTAACTCCAAGTGCAATCTATATTGTAACACCTTGATCAGCGTTCGTCAAGTTTTTTTTCATTTTGTAACAGCACCAGCTTTTTATATAGTTGAGGAGATAACTTTTTTAAGAAATTATGATTAGAATCTAAATAAAATTCTACAAATCCTGTAGCAAAATATTCTTTTAGGGAGGTAGCCGCATAAGGAGTGACAAATAATCCCTCCATAAGAGATGCCAGCTTATCATAGCCCACAGTTTCATAAAGGAACATATCGAATTCTTCATCATATTCCGGCTCTAAAAAGAAGCTTAATGGAGCCTTAAAGCCTTGCGCCCACAATAAATCATGTAAATATTTACGTTTTCTTAAAAACTCTTTTTTGATTTTCTGATCTGCATAAATCGGATATCCATAAACTTCTTCTATCGCATGGGCAATCTCATGAACAGCATCTTCAAATAGGCTTTGAGAGTCAGCCGAAGCGGAGGAAATATGGAGGGCGCCATCTTTATAAAAAGCGCTGATTTTTTGTTTTTCGAATTCTTCAAACCACCCAATAATAACCATTTCAATTTCACGTCGAAGATGTGCGGGTACCACCTCTTCCATCTTGGCTATGACATGTTCAAGATCAATCTTTTTATTTAAAAGAGGATCTTTAACATATACGTGAAGTCCCGAAGATGTATAAAAATTACTCAGTTGTTCTACTAAGCTTTTCTGCGTATTCGTTAAATAATCTGTCAGCATCGTCTAGTCCTACTTGGTAGCCGCGAAGGTAGTTTTCCTCCGCGATAGCATACATAAATTCTGGAAATTCGACTGCCAGAATCTCTGCAATCATATTTACAGTCACTTCTTCGTGATCCAATTTGGTTCCCACATATTGTACTAAATAATCTTTAAGTTCCGAATCAGACACAACTGGCATCCCCAACAAGGGATTAGTGTGAGCCTCTTCTTCTGTTTTTACTTTTTCTTTTTTCATTTTTTCCTTTATAGAGCTTTTGACGCCAAAGTCGCCAGTTCGCTACGTTCTCCTTTTCTAAATGTTACATGGCCCGCAATAGGATATTCTTTGAATTTCTCTATTACATGAGCTAAACCATTTGATGTCTCATTAACATAAATATTATCAATTTGTTCAATATCCCCTGTTAATACAATTTTTGTTCCTTCGCCAATTCTGGTGATAATGGTTTTAACTTCATGCATTGTTAAGTTCTGAGCCTCGTCGATAATAATATATGCATTGGATATTGAGCGTCCACGAATATACGTTAAAGCTTCGATTTCTATTTTACCCTTTTCCATATACATTTGTAAAGCGCTTTTCTCATTTCCTAGCAAAAACTGCAAATTATCCTGAATTGGCATTAGCCAAGGTAACATTTTTTCTTCCATCGTGCCGGGCAGAAAGCCAATATCTTTTCCGAGTGGTTGCACTGGGCGCGAAACAATCATCCTCGAATATATATTTCCTTTATCTCTTATTCCGATTGTTTGCTGGAGTCCAGCAGCAATGGAAACTAAAGTTTTGCCAGAGCCAGCCCTTCCAACAAGTGTCACCATTTTTACAGATGGATCTAGGAGCAAGTCAATTGCGGACGCCTGCTCCTTGTTCCTTGAATTAATTTTCCATTCATCTATCTTGTCATTAACAACTTTTTTAAGAGGAGTGTAGTGGTTATAGAAGCGCGCAATGGCGGATTTTTTCTCATTAGCATTGGACACCATTAAGATGTACTGGTTTGGATACCAAATATCTTTTGTTTCTTCTTTCCCTATCAATATCTCCTCTCCATTATAAAAACGATCAATTACCTGATCATCGACGCTATGAGTGGTAAAGCCAGTATAAAGCTCATCCGACGACACTACTGCTTTTTCGGTTAAGTAATCTTCTGATATTAATCCAACTGAATCACTTATTACTCTCATATTAATATCGCGAGATACAATAATCGTTTTTCTTCTGGGTATTAGATTTTGTATTACTTTTGCTGTGGCAATAATTACATGATCAGGGACATTGAGATCTAAATCTGGAGGAAATATTATGTCCTTAAGACAGTCGTAAGACATTACTCTCAAAATACCCTTTCCCTTACCTATTCGGACTCCTTTTTGGAGATTACCTTTGTTTCTTAATTCATCCAATAAGCGTATTATACGTCTAGCGTTAACACCTACGTTATCTTGACGTTTTTTATGCTTATCAATTTCCTCTAATACCTTTAAAGGAACAAAGATATCATGATTCTTAAATTTAAATATTGCTTCTGCGTCTGTTAAATGTACACTAGTATCTAAGACATAGTTGTTTTTAGCCATGGTTCACCATATAACTAATTAGTCTGCAACATTTCTTCTAATCTTTCTTTAATATATGATTCGCTATAGCCATAAACACCATCATATATAACCCGATTACGGTCAATAAAAACAAAAGTAGGATAAGCCCCAATAGGATAAGCCCCCTCATCGGGATCTCCTATCAAATCTGTGCTTCCTAATAAAACTTTCGCTGTCGTAATACCATATGCATCCATCCAAGCGGTGGCATCGGCAGTATCTGGCTGATTATTCTCAACATCTGCTAATAAAACAGTCACAATTTGCACTCCTTCTGAATCGTATTCATCTTGAAGAGATTGAGATGTCTGCGCAGCGGAGCGGCATGCCGAACACCACATTGTGGAGAAATCAAGGACAACAATGTCGCCTTTCTGGCTATATAATTCCCATGTCTGTAGTACGTGATCTGGGAGAACTAAATTACACACTGTATCTCCAATATTTTGACTACAATCTTCAGACGCGTGTACTCCGTAAACAGTTGAACCAGTGTCCTCGTTTTCAACAACTCCCACAATAACTTCATCTGCTGCAGCAGCTTCAGTGTCTATTGTCACTGGTGCGCTTTTAGTACAAGCAAATAATAATAAAAACAATAATTTAAACATAATAATTCCCTCTTCTATTAGTAACTATTAAGCTTTTTTAAATTTCTCTATCTTTCTGAGTGCGCCGTGTCCGTTCTTACTGGCGTATTACCTGTTCCTTTTGCTCTTTTAACCAAATCTGATGAGCTTTCTGACTTGGTGCTGCCTCCAACTCCCCACATCAACTCAATACCCAATTTATTACAGACATCAACTTCAGGTGTATTAGTTTTCTTTCTATCACCACCATTTGCAAAATATGTTGGCTTGTGACGCCTAATCGCTTCACAAACGGTACCGTCTGTGTCATTGACGGAATCTACTAAAACGACACCCTTAATAGCATCTAATACTTCTTTTCTTTGATCAAACGTCATAAAAACAAAGCCTTTCTTGCGATATAGCCATTGGTCTGAGTTTGCTATAACGATTACATCGCCAAATTTAGCCGCATCCAAAATGAGCCTAATATGTCCTACGTGTACAGGATCGAATCCACCCGATACCATCACGGTTGGCCTAGGCCCTTCTTTTCCATCAAACATTTCTAATGATACTGTCATTTTATCTCCTTTTTTAAAATCTACGCATTAGTTCTTCTATAATATAGTTGTCTATTATCTCTATTGTCTCTTCCGGGCTCCCTGTTTCAAAAGCGCGCTGTTTCGGCTTAAGAAAATTAAATATTTCATAATCATTTCCACCAACTCCACATCTATCACCTACAAACCAAAAATCCCAATCTCCTTCTTCGAAGTGGCTCAGAGCATATGTTTTATCCCATCCTTTGGGATATATATCAAAAGATGTGTTGCCTCCGAGCTTGATTGTTGCATCAAATTCATTGTTTTTTACAAAATCACATAACACATCAAAATATTTACTACGTATTTTGTACTCTTTATCCATCTTGGTAAACTCTTCTCTTTGTTCTGGTGTGGCATTGCGACCGATTGGGCACCAGTTAATCATCGACTCACGGTTCTGTATGAAATGCCCCGACAACGGAATTGTATAATCTGCGTTCTGAACTATCTCTCCCTGAAGAGTGCACAATTTATTCAAAATTTTATTAAAAATATCTTCACCAATGTGCCTCTCCATAGAAACATTGTGTATTTCATGAAAAAGAAGATTTTCTTCTGCGTGGGGTATAAAATATTTTGTACCATTACAGGGCAACAAGTGACAATTGCTACGAACAATAGGATCATTCAAGACTGGCCACAATTGTTCCTTAATATATTCCATATCGCTTCCTGTTACAAAAGCAATCTCTGCATATCTAGCTAACTCTCTGAGAACTAACAACATATTCTTTTCTATAGACTGCCTTGCTTCTGTCAGGGTTCCATCAACATCAAACAGAACAAGGGTATTGGGTACAATAATCATTTTCTCCTCTGGGTAGGAAATGCCCAAAAATCGTCATCTTTTTCTGAAATTGTTTCATATCGATTTGCACATTGGCATTTCCCGTAAACCACATAATCTAATCTTCCATATTGCGCACATGATGACTCACACTGTGTTATCACTGCTGGGAAGTTTGCTTGGCGAGTATATTCATATATCGCATAGCACGTAGCGAGACTCACTACTAACACAATTTTAAAAATATATTCTAATCTATCTCTCTCAATTTTATCCACAAATTAAGCCTTTTGTCATAGATTAATCTATTTCGTGCCAGATCATCTCTAATATCCTCATTAGGATACACTATATCTGGAACAAGTGTAGGATAATTTATCAATTCTTCAAATTCTCTTTTGATTTTTCTTTTATGCTGTAAGTAAATAATGCCAGCAAACAAAAGCATGCTCGCCATAAATAAACCAAATATTAGGTAAAAATCATTCAGGATTGATAACGTAACCAACTTCGATTAAACTCCCTTCTGATGGTATAAAATCTAAATATACCGTATTTGTGTTAGATAAATAGTACCATTCTTCTGTTGGGATTTTGTCTAAATAAACAACGATACTATCTTCAACAGGCGTATGATTTAAATTAATATAATCTATGGGGCCTGTCAAAAAGGTACTATCTGACAACCAGGCTTCCCAATCGGTACAAATATCAATTCCCATTTTGCCATAATATGCTACTAAATCAATATATTTGTCCCCAATGTTGATAGAGGAATATTCACATTCACTATTTTCTGTTACAACTATAGCCACTGCATCGTGTTGTACGTCGCTATATTCCGCCTTGAGCCATTCATGCATTACGGATGGAGTAATGCTGCTTTGTTCATCTTCATCTGAAATAAAAATAAATAATTTGTCTGCAGTCTCTCTAAGAAATTGAATTCCTTCATCAGTAAATGAAAAATCATACAAAGCATGAAAACCTTCCTCTTTGCTATCAAGGCCCAATTGATATGGTGCTAGTAAAATATCAATAGATGTTGACATTATATCATAAGGACCAATAAAATATGGATCCCTTAAAGAGCTATTAATAAAACCAATCTGATAATCGAAGGTAATAGTCTCAATATCACCTTTTAATAGCTCAATACCACGACTAACTTGTTCATAGTTATCGTTCATTGAGCAAGAGGTGTCTAGTATTACCAAAACATCTAATTGTTCTGTTTCGGCTGGCTGAACTAATGATTGAATTATAACTTCTGTCGGGAGAATCTCTTCTACGTCTTCCACCACAGTGGATATCCCGAAATCTTGGACACATCCAAAAATCATAAACAGAGCTAAATATGTATAAGTTAAAACCTTCCTAATGATCATCACAATCGCAAGGAGTATATCCGCAGCATGGACACCTAAAATTAGGATCCACAGCCACCTCCCTACTAGTACTTAGTTTAGTCGAGGGGAAAGAGATCTTCTTCCTTAACTTTTCTAATAGTACCTTCGCCATCGATAAAAATTTCATAATCATAATAGGCTCCCTCTTGAAATACCTCTAATATGACTGCTCGTTTGGTTACTTTGAGCAATTCAGAGTCTGGGAATAATACATAGTTTACAAATTCATCTTGTTGATAGCTTTTCTTCTTCTTGCTCATTAAATGTCCGCTTCGTTATTAACTCTTTTCTCTTCAATCTTTTTTTCTTTTCTATCAAATGCCATAAATCCTCTAATTGATCCTTAAAAATATCATTAGCTACCTTTTTTTTTCTTTTGGATTTATCACTAAGGCTTGGAGTTCTGCGCTTTTTTGGCATTAATGAACTTCTCCATCAACAATATCTTTTCTACGAATTTCTCTAAAGCCTTTTAAACTAGGAGGCTCTTCATCGTTATTTCGTTTGCGATATTCATATTCCGCAAGATATCCCATTGTTTCTATTATTCCGTCATTCTTGCCATTCATATCTTTAGATCTAAAGAATAAATCGCTCACTATGGCGTCAAGTGTCTCATCTGATAAAGCTTCAAAAAAACAATTCAGATTCATTGTCTCTGTTGGCATTTTTCCTCTCAAAATGGTGGAGTGCAGGGGAATTGAACCCCTGTCCAGAATATCTCTAATACTAAGTCATTCACAAGCTTGGTCAGTTTACTATCACAAACTGACAAAGATAGATGGTTATAATCTAATGCTTACCATCCTGTTGCATTAGATGGGTTGATTTTTGCAACTTATCTGTTGTTTTGCTCAAATTGGATAGAAGGCTTTGAGCAGCCTCCTCGATTATGCCGCTAGTGCGACTGCTTCGAAGTGTTTGTTGTTATTGGCAACTATTAAATTTGAACTGTTGAGGTCGTATCTAACCTACTTGCACTCTTTATTTTCCTTACCCTGTCGAAACCATTAGCACCCCTTAGTATATATCACTTCTTACAAACAATGACACCAACTGGAGAATGATCTTTATCATCTAGCCAAATTAGTGTCTCTTTTTTGGTTTTTTCTTTTACAGAAAATTTAAATTCAATTTCTTTATTTGCTTTCTTAAGAGCTAAAGCTTGTGTTTTGTGTTGGCTAATCAAGTCTCCCTGAATAAACCTACCATTCCATTTATAAAGCTTGCAAATCACAAATCATATCCTGTGGTTCAAAGACTCTAATAGTATCAATTCTGAACCAATTAGTATCAGTGTTAGAAGAAGGCGAATTATACATATTCGTTGGTTTTCCATTTAACCAATTAACTTTAACCCATTTCCACGTGGTTTCGTTTTTTTCATCTATAACGTTTCCAAATTGAATTTGGTTTACACCATGAATATGGTATACCGATTTACCGACTAATGACATTTTTACTCCTTATCTTTAAAATAATCATCAACTTCATATGTCTTAAGAAGTTTTACGAATTCTACATATGTCAATCCTAGAAATCTAGCAGCATCCTTTTTTGATTTGGTAGTGGATATTGCAAATTTCAGTAATGACTCCTTTATAATATACCCTGTTTTTCTCCAAATGTCAAGTCCATAGAGACGATTATTGATCATTTTAGCAGAAAGTTCTAATTTTATAGCTATTAAATCTTCAAGTGTCAGTGAATTAATGAGAACTAACAAGCTATCATCAATTTTATTTTCATTAATCAGATAATTGATAACACTTTTGTATTCAGTTGTGCTTTTTCTTTTGTTATGCTTTTTCATGTACTATTATGATAGTATAACTTTATATAACTAATATTAAATTAAGAAGACTACCAAGAATTAATATAATAAATGTAATCACGGATGTTTTAGGTGTCAAGGATTATTTTAAATTATTTTGCTTTAGGTACTAATTGTATTGTTAAAATTTTACTGCCGGCCCCATGTTGCCCATCAGTTATCTGTGAATTGACTAATTCATAGGTTGATGCCGATGGGAGATCGGGATTAGCATTAAAAAAGTCTTTGAGCAATTGCGATGCAACACTTTTCACCATCATAGATGCCGCAGCCTCCTTGGATGTTTTATTGCCCATTATATTTTCGCCAGATTCGACTTCAATATTGAACGTTCCATCTCCATTATCAAAGACTTTTCCGCTAGCGCCATTGCCATAATCTTTTGAAAAATCCGCTTCAACTTCAGCTTGTTGTGCTGCCGCATCAGCATCTCCCCCTACATCTGTTTCATATTCCTGAGAAGGACCACCTGGGCCCGCAAGCTGTGTCATGAGCGCTGCTTTGGCGCCTAATTTAGCTAACCAAGCCGGCATTACTTCTTCGAGTTGTTCTTCCGTTAAATAAATGCCTCTTTTACTGTATTCTTCGTGTAGAAAAGTCTTAAGTTGATTATGAGATTTAAAAGCTTTTTGTTTGAGAGCATCTGCAATCTTTTCTTCAATAAGATATTTATTCCAATTTTCCATTATGAGTTTCATAATTATAGTTCCAGTTCTTCTGCACCCGCTTCAGGCGCCATTTCTTCGCCACCGCCGCCTTCTGCTTCTGCTGCAGCTGTATCATATGCCTGATTTGTTGGCTCATCAACTTCTGAAGATAATTCTCCTTCAAACTTGTCAAAATAAAGTTTAAGGTTAGCTATTAAATAATCGTAAAACAGTTCTTGATCTTCAGTATTGGATAAAAGCTCATATGCATCAATAACACTACTTTGAATCTTCTTAAATGATTCATATGCCATATTTCTCCCGGTTTCATCTGCGCCCTCGACTCCCGAACCAAATTCTTCGCGAGGATCGGCTTCTTCCTCTTCGTCTTCAGCAGCAACTTCCGCATCGGTGCGAATATCAATAAATTTATCTTCATCGGCGCCGCCAATGTCTATATCTACAGCTTCTTCTAGTTCGCGCGTAATCTCCGCTGTATCTTCGCCTCCAGCCTCATTGTTGGTTTTTGCCGGCGTTAAAGCATCGATAACAGCATTAATAATGTGGGCTCTGAATGATTCTCTTTGCTCTTTGGCGGTTGTAAGCAGTTTATAGTCAGTTTCAAGAACAGGAACGATTTTCTTTAATAAATCTTCCAAAACGTTTATCCCAGTTGACTTATTGGGGGCAGGATCACCGTCAGGTGTACTTGCTTCTATTAGGATATTCATTTCACGTTTAATAAACTGTCGAACAATACGACGAAATTGATTTTCTTCATTTAGCGCCGATACTTCATAATCTAATAATTGTTGAATAATATTTTTTAGTCTTTTTTCTTCATTCAATTGAGCATTTTCTCTTTTACTCTTGACATGTCGAATCAAATGACGTATATTATCTCTAAGCTTCTCTTCTTCTCTTTGGTTCATGTTACAATGCCTCTTTCAATAAGTAGTTCATATACTTCCTTAACTAAACTCATGTCTATATTTTCGTTTTTTCTCTTCTTTTTCTTTTTCGCCGGCCATTTTTTAACCGACGATGATCCCAAAGGGAACGGTGCGCCATATCCTCCTACGGCGCCGACACCTGACTCTTCTTTGAGCGGTTCAAATATTGACAATAAATCATTTATTCTTTCTTTAGGTATAAATTCAGATAATGCTTTTCGTGCTGTCGGATGGTTAGGGTTTTCTTTTAAATCGCTAATTAGATCGCGCATTGCACTGGCACTAAAGGGAGTTCCACAAGCGCGATCAGTACATTCTACCGCGTTTTCTTCTATATCCATTATTTCCAACCCTGGTTTAACGCTTTTGCTATTATGTACTCCCTTCCACCGATGCCAATCAGGAATTCCGTTTTCATCAGGTTTTGTACTAGCACCTAAAATAACCCGATGTTTATCCGGATCTAATGGGCCACTAGTTCCAATATAATCATAAGCAGCCTGAACGGGGGACGCGTAATCCGATTCAGTATCGATATATATCTCGGCGCCCGATATTTGCGGCAAAAAAACATCTTCCCATACTTTCCTTGCGTGAGATTGTACAACTTCAGTGCCATCTTTTAAATATCTGCCCTCTTTGGTGGGTTTAGAGATTAAAATGATAACTTTATCAGCTTTGTCTGCATATTTTTGAACCATATCAGCGTGTCCTTGATGTGGTGGTTTAAAAGCACCTGGAACAATCGCAATTGTCTGTTTTCCCTCTGGCGTAAACTCGCTATCCACGACAGGATCTTCATTTTCGTCTTCAAACTCAAGAACTACTGATTCTTGCAAGAAGTTTTTAGTATAATTATAAACAGTATTGTATATAACAGACTGAGCATCTTCTTGGCGTACAGATTCTACAACCAAGCCGCCACTTAAAAGATCCTCATATACAAAGAATGGGACGTTTCCTGGGACATGTCCTGCTCCTTTCATTTCGTCCAACCACTCTCGAAGGGTTTTGGTGATTTTAGTGTCTTTTGACACATTGATGGTGAGACTTTTTGCTAAACCCTCATTCATTCCAGAACGACGTGCTCTCCCAATCAATTGATTAGCCATGGCAAACGCCCCAGTAAGCTTATAAATCTTACCTGAGCCTGGTGGATATTCAAAAGTAATCCCCTCTAAAGAAGAGGCTACATTTTCAATGTTTCCAAGTTTGGATAGTTGCTTGTCTATCAATTCGGCAGCTTTAGGATCACCACTATCAGCTAATTGCTGTAAGTATACTATTGATTGTTCTAATTCTTGACGCATTCGTATAACTTCTTCGTCGTGTGCGTCTACAAAAAAGCTTTTCATTCCCCGCAAGACTTCGATAGCAAAATCGCTAATAGCTATTTCTATTGGCTTTAAAATAGAAGCAATAACTTTCTTAGAGTTAGTTTTTGTTCCTAGTTTTGAGATAATCGGTTTTAACTCACGCGGAACTCTTCTTTTTAGATCAGCAGCGCCTATTCCCCTTTCCTTAGCTTCGTCTGGATCGAGAACTAAAATCAACATATCATCAATAACATCCCTAGGCAATCCACCTTCTTCGGCATATTGTCTTAAATAAAGCTCTACTAAATCTCCTAGTGTTTTATTGAGTCCTACTGGTTGTGCAAACCTCTCAATTTCCGCTGTTACTCGCTCTAAAGCAGAGCCATCTGCTAAAGCTTGAAGCTCAACGAGCTTTGGGCCATTAACTCTCCAGACTTCTTCACCTACTTGACTTTCGGCAGCATCCATAAGCTCCGATAACTCTTTAAAGGCGGCATCGGCTAAATCTTCTAACCTTTTCTGTTCTTTTTTGTCTTCTTGTTCGCCAACATACACCAATCCGTGTAAGACAACTTCGGGAGATGCGTAGTGAATAATATTTGGATTTTTGGGATACATAATTTCCATATTTACGTACCTTTCCCCGCCAGAAAAAAGATCTTGGAGTGTTTGTGCGTCTAAGCTTTTTAGAGCAGTTGTGATGGCGCTGAAGCCGTTCATAAACGCATCCTTGGCGCCATGCACCTTCCACTTGTCTGCATATTCAGCAACAGTCATTCCGCCCTTCGCAATATCGCTTTTATTACGAGCCGCTCGAAAATCACCGGCAGAATCTACAGACAGAAAAAGGTTTTGCCCATCAACCTTTTCTGTGACTTTTTTTATCTCTGCACGAGCAACCTTTCCAAGAACATCTAGTATTTCATTAAATGTGAGGTCCAAATCTTCGGACAGATGCGCCATATGTCCACCAAGTCCGCCCATTTATCGTTCCTCGTTTTCATTTAAGCTTTCTTCAAGAATATTGAGCTTTTCCTGTAACATTTGCACTTCATTTTGCATTCTGCGTGCATGTCTCTTAATTTCTTTCAATTGTTGACTAGCTAAAGACAAACGACGCTTTTCCACCATTGTTCGCGGTTTAAAATTATTAACAAATTCTTGAAGCCCCTGAATATAGGTGAAAATTGTCCTATCTTCCACCGTCTCGTTTAAAAGAAAACTTTTCCACGTTCTTTTTGAAAACATTATTGATCCTTCTGCTCCTCTTTTAGTTTTGCTTGTAGTTCTCTCAAAAGCATCTTTTTACGATGCCGTAATAAAAGAAGTTTGAGCCACAAACGTTTCCGCGCTAATTTCTCGCGAATCTTGTCTTTTATATTCTTTATCCATTCTTTTTGGATTGCTTTGCTGCAATATTGCGCAATGATTGACGAATAAGTTGGCGTACTTTCTCTTCTCGGAGACGAGAATCTTCGGGCCCACGAATATGGGGTCCTTTACGTCCTCTGGCGCGTCGTTCTTCTAGCTCTTCGCCCTCTTGGTTTTCTTGGTACGTTCTACTGCCTCCAGATCCGACTATATCTTCCACATCGACTTCTTCGTCATCATCGTCACCGACAGCGTCTTCTAAGTCAACACCAACCGCGCTAGCTAAAGCATGTAGTGCGTCTTTCGCCTTTCCAGCTAATCCTTCTACGTCGTCTCCTTCGTAATCCTCACCAGCGTGGGTTTTCGACTCATCACCTTTATGTCCGGTGTAGTCTTCTTCGCCTGGACGAGTGCGAGACTTCTCATCTTTGCCCATTCCCCAATCAGGATCATGTCCCTCTTCAAGTTCCTCATGGCCCTCATCATAATCGCGATCTTTCTTTAAAGCACGCAAGTGCTTTTCAATTGCTTCGATATGATCTTCGTCGTGCCATGCATTGTCTTCGTAATGTCTCTTTTCTTCTTCACCACTGTCTTCCGTAATGCTATTTTCATTGACATAAGCATCATCACCTTTCTTTTCACCCCGGCCTTTGCCGCTTGTCTTCTTTTTGGTGGCTTCAGCACCGCGTTTTTCGGCTCCCTTGCGCTTATCCGCTCCGGGCTTCTCCTTTTTGGCGGTATAATCTTCTTTTTCGTCATCAGCGTCTTTTTCGCCCTCTTTCTTGCCAGTTTTGTGCCAATCCTTCCCGGCTTTCTTCTCATTTAGGGTATCTAGAGTAAATCCAAACCCCCAAGCTTCTGAAAGGAGTGTTGTAAGCTCCTTGTTTTTCCAATTTTTAGTAGACATCGTTTTAACTCCTTTTTGTAGATGCTCAAAATAAATAGTACCTTTTATGCCGTCTTCCCAGTCTCTAAAACATAAATTTCCCTTTTCATATGCTTCTCGTTCCATACCGCGTAAATGCGGGTTGTTTTGAGCATATCCTTCGCCCATTTCTCCTTCATGATCAAATTTACCATTACAATTTTGAGTATGGTGCACCAATTCATGAGAAAGTGAACGCATTATGTCTTTAGGATGACGATCCGTAACGTATAATGTTACAGATTCGGCTTGAGGATCATAAAAAGCAGTTTTTCCAAGAGGATTTTGCGCATTTTCGGAATCTTGTCGCAAAAAGAGCTTTGGTGGGCGTTTAAAGCCCATTTGCTCTTGTGCATAAGGCATAAATTGTTTAATTAATGTTTTGAGAAGATCATTCATAATAAATATAACATAAATAGTTAGGAAATATCAAAAAATTACTCTTTTTCAACATCTAATTCTATTGAACGTGAAACTAGTCGCAAACTAAGGGTAAAAAACTCAATTTCCACTGATGGTTCACTCAGCGGAATTACTGTTGAAACAGAAACTAGGCGGTTGCCACGAATTTCATTTTTCAATTCAGTAACCACTCCATATTTCAAATTCCATTCGTCATCTATACCATTCCAGATGCTCCACTCTACGATATCACCGATGTGAAACTCATCTGAGGTTAATTCTCCAAAATCAGGCTTTTTTTTCATTGTCATTTTCACTATAACTAGAACTGTGTTGGGCGATTGTCTCATAAGTCCCAGTGTCCTCATCGAAAAAGACTTTTTCATCACTTAATTTGATGATTTTTCTTTCTTTTGTTGAATAATTAATAATCTCCACTTCAATATGAGGAGACCATCGTGTCTTTTTTCGTTTTTTACCCATCTTTTCTTAGAATGTTACACTGAGCCAAAAAAATACATGTCAAAAGGGTAATAACGGTAAAATCATAATCAAATAAAAGATAAGATATCCATACTAATAAAAAGGTGACTAGTGTTTTCCAGATATAACTAAATTCGAATAACATTAATTAAATCCTATTTCCTCGATTTCTTCTGTTTCAATAGCAATTATCTGTGATGATTTCATATATATCAAAATTCTACCTCTATCATCTTGAGTATAATCAACAACATAAGCATCAGTTCCTCTTTCAATCCTCACGAGCGATTTTTTAGTGGGCGAATAGCACCACATCGTTCCTTTTCCTTTCACTCTCACAGTTGGGAGTAGTTCACCATCATCCTCGCCCATCTTGCCAGTGATGTGCTTAATAATTTTCATTATTCGCTTTTCGTCAACGTATTCCCATGTCATATAATAACTAGAATTTAACAAAACCAATCTTATAGCAGGAAAACAAGCATATTTTATATGAGATCCATCATATTTGGCGACTTTACAAAAATTGTCCTGCAGCAATAATGCCACCTATAAGAGATTGGACGACTACGAAAACGGTAACGGCTTTAGTTTTAAATATTTTTAATTCTTCGACATCTTTAAGCGCCTGTGACATCTGAGGAGGGGAAACTATTTCGTCCATTTTATCTTTCCATGCTTTCAAATCCTGCAAACGATCCTCTTTTGCTTTTAATTCTGCCAATTGTTCTTTAACACTTACAAGATCATCGCGAAGCGCATTAATTCCGTCCGATAAATTTTCTAATTGTTTAAGAACAAGATTAGAATATTGTTCCCATCCTGAATTCGCATTTTCTATTGACATTATAATACAACCCTTTTGTGATGTGCAATCTTAAATAGTCTAACTTAAGCTTATGTGCTTTGCTTAAAGCGTAGTAGTGTTAAATTCCCACACGCAAATTGCTGTGCATGCATTTGTCGAATTATTGGGATTAATACTTACTCCAACAAAGCTTTCGGCTGTAAAATGAGAAAGTCCCGTAAAATTATAAACAGAAGTAGTGTATCCATTATTAACTGGTGTAACAGTAACTGTCTCAATTGCGGTAGTGTTCACGCCAGAATCCGTATTCGAGCCTGTATGGACACCCACTACCACCGAACCAGCCTGTCCGGATTGAGGACGGAACATAACTTTTAATAATCTTCCATCAAAAGGAGCTATCATCCCTACTTTATATCCTGGGCTTGTAGAAGTATGCTCAGAGAGATCATAAAAAGGAATATAAGTGTTGTTCGTGCTGGTTCCTGTCCAAGCATGATGAGTAACATGAACTTGCTTGCCTCGTAGTTCCCCATTGATGACGGCAGCACCGGTGACTTCTAGTCTAGTGCCGCTAAAAGTGAAATTGGCTTCCCCTTGAACCGTATTGGAATTAACAGAAGTAATAACACGATTATCTCCCGCTGTATTGTAAGTGGTAATAGGACTAGATCCTCCACCAGCAGATTCCGTAAGTACCAATTGATTGGCAGCGTTTACGCCCAAATAGCTTCCGGGGCCCCCTAATGAAGCAGTTGTTAAGCCCATAATAGTAACAGAATCTGGCGCCCCCGTTCCTAAATACGTATTTCCGCTAACAATAAGGTGACTCTTGGTAGTAACGGATCCAGTAGCAGCTATAGTAGAACCAAATTGTGCGGCACCGACAGCTTTAAGCAAGCCAGAACCAGAGAGGTACCCACCATAGATCGCAGATCCCGTGATTCCAAGAGAAGCTGAAATTTCACCAATGACTGTAAGAGTGTATGGTGGTTCATCGGTACCGATTCCTACTTTGTTAGAACCGGCATCTGTGTGTAATATCACCTCACC